TTGTTTTAATATGTTCTAGTGTAGCTAAAAAGTCTTCGAAGAATAACTCAAAAGCTTCGTTTTCTGCATCAGTTTGTTCGGCTTGTTTGTCTTTACGATTTTGTTTGTACTCTGGGTAAAGTGCTTTTCTATAAGTACTAGAACCTTGGTCGCAAGCTATAATAACGTGTGATGCTTTATAGCTTTTCTTTAAGCTATTTACTGTGCGAAGATAGTCTTCAGCAAAATCTGTAGCACCACTATGCTTATAACGAAAAGCTAAGTTTAGCGAGTCTACAATAAGTAGTGTATTATTGTCTTGGTTAATTTCTTGAAATGATTTCATTTGCGTTCTTTTCTGTGATTTAAGACATAATTATACAGTATTTTACTAGAAAATTCAAGTGACAAATTGTGGTTGCTCATGTGTTAACCAGTCTTCTAGTAATGCTATATAAAATTCATGTTGATCACAATTTACAAATACGTATCTGTATTCGCTAATTGTAGGCATTTCTTTAAATGCTACAAATACCTTGCTGCGGTCATACTTAAATATTAGCAGGGGTTTTTTGCCTACTTGCTCACCTTGACGAATAGCCTGTTTCCAAAACTCTATTAGCTGAGGGTTCTTACCAGTTAAAATACTGCTAGTAAGATGATCCTCAGCGTAACCTTTTACTTCTGTACACCACAAGTTAGTACGACCAGGCACGTATAAATCGCCTTTAAGCTGATGTTTAGGGTCAAGTGCGCCAGAGCCAGGTATTCTTTCCCAATTTAAATTTGTGTGCTTTCTAAGTAAGTCTCGCACTGTTGTTTCGGTTCTAGCACCTTTAGCTCTTGGATCCACTGCCATATTACGCCTCTATTTGTGAAACGTTATTTTTCTTAATAACATTTATTTTTTCTAGTAGAGGATGCGTAAAACCATGAGATACAATAAAAGTATTTAAGTATTCTTCGGTTAATAAGACTTCTACTAATTTTTCTTTTCCGTCAACATCTAGCGTTTCTACAGTTTCATCTAAAATTAGCAAGTTAATTCTAGAACTAGATAATGATTGCATTAACTTACGAATAGCTAATAGTGTAGCTACGTTTACTCTTGCGCGTTCACCACCACTTAAAGCAAGAATGTCAATATCTTTGCCATTGTCCGTGATAACTACATTTAGCTTGTCACTAGAACTTATACGAAAAGCTATTTGAAATCTACCATCACTTAGGTCTACTAAATACTGATTAGTTAGTTCTTCTAGGTCTTTAACTAAACATTCAATTTTATAAGCTACTAAACCTGTTGTTGAAAATGTTTTACTTAAAATATTTATAAGTCCCATCTTTTCAGATAGTTCATGTAAAGTACCAGAATATTTTTCTAGTTCTTCATTCATTTCTACTAGTTGCTTGGAAATTATTTCGGCTTTAGTATTATGCGCTTCTGCTTCGCGGTTGTTTTTTTCTGCTTTGGTAATAGCAGTTTTAAGATTATTTATTGCAACTTGAAGTGCTGTAAACTTAGACTCAAGTTCATTCTTGTCTAATAAATCTTCTTGTAGCTCTGTATCAATCAAAGAATGATACTTTTCCCACTCTTCCTTTGCTTTTACAGCTTTTTCATATTCAGCAAGATTACTTTTGTACTCTAGCTGCTGAGTATTATACTCTAATATAATTTTATCAGCTTGTTCTTTTCTAGTTTTAGCTTTTTGCTGCAAGTCTTCTTGCTCTGCTAGTAAACTTGCAATTTTAGATTCATCAATAGTCTGCAAACAAGTAGGACAAGTGCCAGACAATCCATTCATTTTTGTTACAAAAGTTTGGGAATCTCTGATAGTTTTATTTAATTCTATTTGTTCAGTATTAGCTAACTGTGCATTAGTTTTTATTGTACTATCAACAACACTAGGTTTTTGTGGTATAGGAAATACTTTTAAATTATTTTGTATTTGTTTATAAGTATTATTTGTTGTAATTTTTTTATTGGTTTGTTCTAGAGTTTTTAGTTTACTTTCAATGTTGGCTTGTTCAGTAATTAATGTTTCATCTAGCTCTGGTACTTCTATTATTGGTTTTTGCGTTAGGTTAGTACTACTGTACTTATCCAACCAACTATTAATTGTTTTTACTTGTGTGTCAACTGCTACAATATTTTTATTAAGATCATTAGCTACTTCTTTAAACACTTCTTGTGCCTTAGTATACTTGCCTAAGTTAAGTAATTCTATAAGGAACTTTTTTCTAGCCGTGTCTGGCGCAGTTAAAAATTCTAAACTACTGGCATTTGATTGATACACAATTTGTGCAAACGTTTTGTGATCAAAGCCTATAATATCTTCAATCATTTTGTATGTTGCTGTAGCTGTATGTGCAGAAATGTCGCTGTTAAATTTAAATAGTTTAACAGCTTGCGTAGCATTACGAGTAGTTTTAATTTGATACTCTACGCCTTCTTTGTCAAAGTCTAGTTCTATTGTATAGCTTTTATCTTTGGTATAGCGGTTAAGTATATCGGCTTTTTTAATGCCTTTGCTGTTTTTATTAAACAACACTTCTTCTAGAATTAGGGCAATACTTGATTTACCGTGACCGTTTTTTCCAACTAATTGGGTTAATGGGCTACTAGTAAAACATACGGCATTATCTTTGCCATAACTAAAGGCATTAGACCAACGTAATGCTTTTAGTGTAATCATCTACCAATTCCTTTTGATTTAGAAAATCTTATTCCTTGACGCGCTTCGTTTACAACTTCTGTAATAAGTTTTAGTAAATTTTTTAGTTTTTGCATATTTTTATCTTAGTATATTTGTTAGTTCTGCTAGTCCACCAATATGCTCGTCATTAAGAAATATTTGTGGCACTGAGCGTGCACCAGGTAGACGAGCAAAGAACTCTTCTTTAGTAATGTCTACATTTAGAGTTTTTACTTCGTATCCTATACCTCTAGAATCAAGTAAAGCTTTTGCTTGTTCGCAAGCAGGGCAGTTAGGTTGAGACCATACTACTGCAATTTTATTGTTCAAATCTGTCTGCATAATTTTGCATTTCCTTTAGTACGTTTTCTACTGTTGGTTGTGGTAGTTGTAATATAAATGTTAAATATTCGGAAACTTCTTCCGATAAGCTCATAGTAGGGTCTAAGATTAGTGCTGAATCTGTGGCTCGTTTTATAACCTTTTTATCTATTAAATCAGAGTTTTCTAACTCTGCTAGCTCTTGCATATCGCCCTCAATTTCATACATTGTATGATGATACTGAGTAGCTATTTTTTCGTCATGTACACCAACAGTTTTACGAATTAATTGAGGTAATTCTAGTTTCAGCCACTTATGTTCCATAGTGGTAGTATCAAATAATATTGTACCAGTATCTACTAAATTACGATGGAAGCTGGTAGTAATAGGACTTCCAGGATATAAAATGTTACGCTGACAATTATCATAAGAATGTAGATCGCCAGCGAGGACCACTTCCCATTTATTAAATACATCAAGATCAATCTCAGGCTTAACATGAGGAGGAATTTCTCCCCTTACGTGGGTACATAAAACTTTTTTGGCAAAACTAAATTCCGTTTTTTCAAGTTCTTTTAGCTTATTATACGGGATAAAATCAACGCCTTTATACGTATAAAAGTCGTCTACAATTCTAACTAAAGGATTAAGGCGACTTGTCACAATTTTTAAATTTGATAAAAAAGTTGTGTCTTTTTTAACGGCTTCGTGATTACCTGCATAAATTATAGTTTCCACTTGGCAACTAGAAACAAAATCAAAGTAAGTTTCTAGTTCTTCCATATTAGGAAGTTTATCAAATATATCACCACCTACAACAAACAAATCACATTGTTTTTGTTGTTCTTTGAGCTGTTCCCAAAGCATATTAAATCGGTTTTTTGCCCACTCTATAGGTACGTTTTTTTGACCTAGCTTTATGTGCACATCCGCTGTAAAAAGTATATTCATTATTTTTCAGACAAAAAAGCCTGGTAAGCTATAAGTTTACCAGGCCTGTGTTATTTATTCTACTAAATCTTTGACTGCTTCTTTTTCAGATTCTGACTGACCATCTTCGTCAGTACCAGAACTAATTTTTTGCAGTAATGCTAGTACTTCAGCTTCTGTAGGACGTGGGTATTTTTCATCAATAGTTTTTTCAGCATTGGCTAATTCACGTTCTGCTTCGGAAAGTTTACGTGGTTTGCAACGCAAAACTTGTAGCTGATACTCAACGTTAAACGCCAGTGGACCTGTTTTAGTGCGTTTAAACACTACATCCCAGCCTGTATCAAAGTCGGTAGGATCGCCCAAATCTTCTGCGGCTGCCATAATTTGCTCAAACAATTTTTTCTTTAAGTTAAGAGCCTTGACTTTACCATCTTTTGGGTCAATACAGTTAATTGAGTAACTCCAAGCACACTTAGCTTCAGGATAGAACTCTTGAACGTGATCTTTTTCAAGATTATCAAATTTTTCTTTTTCACGGCTAAATGCCAAGCACTCGATAGGAATATCTTTGTTATTAGTGCCTTTTAACCAGTAGATGTATCGTGGAAGAATACCACCAATTAATCGTACTGAGTTTTCTCCGTCTTTGTACTCAAAGGCTTCAACCTTGTTTGATTGTGCTTTGCCTTTAGTATTTTTAAAGCTAATTGCCATTTGTTAATTCCTCGTATTTGAATTTAATTTGTTTGTTTGTAATTTCTAGCAATGGGTTAGTTTCCAATGCGTTTAAGTTTAAATCAGTAAAATAGCTCAGATCTAAGTATTTAATGTGGTGTAGTTTATATAGTTGATAGTCTCTGCGGCCACATAATCTTAGATATTGAGCTAAATACCGAATATCTGTAGTTTTATCTTTAAAAAAGTCTTTTGGATTTAATAAGAAACTACTGCCTGCTAATGATTTTTGTAAAGGCTTGTAAACACTATATTTTGTTTTAGGTAATGTTTTATTTTGCCAATAAAAATAAAGAGCTTGCATCATATAGTCTGGGTTACAGGAGGTTTCTTGTTCTAAGACTAATATGTTGAAGAATAGAGTAGTCATTGTATGCCATTCTATAGTTAATATTATACCACTTTAAGGATTTCTTGACAAGTGAATTTTTTATCAAACTGTAACAATCTCCCAGCCTTTACGCATATAAAGACCAAGCCT